GCAACCCCGCGCGTTAAGGCATCCATATAGAGGAAGGGGGCCACCTTTCAGCAGCCCCCTTTTTACCAAGTATTAGTTGGTAATGCCGTCCGCAGCCGACACACCCAGTTCCGAGAACAGGGCCATGCCGCAATACCACTTCACGCGATAGATACGCTCGTCCTTCGTCTCCGAAATACCAACGTCTTCCACCGCGAGGCCCGAAGCATTCTTGGCTGTGAGGCCCGAAATGCCGTAGGTGAACGAGCCATCATCGAACGTGCCAGCAAAGATGGTCGTCTTCACCGCTCCACCAGTACCCTTTGTCTGATCGATCGGGATGTAGTCGTTACGGAACAGAGGAACGCCGCGATACGCAGGAACCGAAGAACCGTCCGGAAGCTGCACAACGTCACCGATGCTCGCCCCGCCCAGAGCCCGCAGAAGGGCCATGTAGGTACGGATGGTGCGCGCCGGCATGAAGAAATAGTCAACCTGACCATCCTTATCCAGCACCATGTCCATCATTTCGTCCATGATGGCAAACGACAGGCCAGTACCATCGGTACCAGTCGCAACCTTCTGAGTCGAAGGAACCAGCGCCAACAGGCCCGGGAAAGTGAAGTTCGTGCCCGTACCGTTGATCAGCATATCCTGATACTTACGGCCGGCCGACTTCGCCTTCGAACCAACCTGAGTACCAGTCTGGTCATTCTTGTCGGAGCGAGTAGCCTGAATCAGGCCGTTCACTTCGGCGTCGCCCATGATGGTCGTCAGGCTCGACGTAACCTGAGTGAAGGTAGCCGCGTTCTTAGCAGCCGCGCGCTCCGTGGAATTGGTGCCCGTCGCGCCCGAACCAATCGAGCCGTCCGCATCACCCACGCCAACAGTGGCGACCGGACCCAGCGAATTCTCACGGTTGTAACCCAGAGCATTGCCTTCGATATCGGCAAATGGGAACACCTGATAGGAACGGTTGACCGTCACAATGCTTTCGATGAGGCCCGAAATGAGCATGTCCTGCGAAAGCTTGGCGGATTCGGGAAGTGTAACTGTCGGCATATTAAGCCCTCCTGTTTGGCTAGAAACTCGGTTGAACCGGCAATCAGGCGCGAACTCACTTCGCCTTTTTCCGGCTTCCTCGGATCACCCTCAGAGAGCCTTCCCGTATGGTGGATTTCCACCAGCCGCAATACTACAGCCTTTTTATGTCAAATCCCAAAGTATTTGTCAAGTCCAAACAAAAATAAATCCTAGAATGGTTTCCCACTCTAGGATTTATTCGAAGACTTACTAATGAAAGGAGGTACGTTATACTGGGTGGAACTGCCTGCCAGTGAAACCAATCTACCCTGTCTCTATCTTTTCGTCAACAGCTTATTTGCCGACAGGGCGCTTATCCAAACCAACTTCGGCCAAAAGATCGGCCACATCGTCAATATGCAGACAATCCACCATGCAAGCATAATCGTTAGCTGATTGGATTATTGCAATGTTTCCATTGCAATAATCGTTACCCGGCGTGGCGCTATGGAGTACACCAAACGCCTAAATAGTGCATTATCAAATCCTCTCTACTTTATAACCTTTAAGTTATCGTTTTCCCAATCCCGCAGCGATCTTCTGTGCTGGGTTCATGTCGCTTTCTTTATTCTGAACCGGAGGGGTCTTGCGCGCAGCCGGATTGAAACCGCTACCCTTCGGTGTTTCGCTCTCAAACGCGCGAGCAAAGGCTGGCTTGGTCTTCATTTCCGCAACCAAATCGGCCACGTTCATGTACCCACCCTTACCGTTCATTCGAATGTCGCCACTTTCGTCTACAACACGAACAACATAGTCCTCGCCTTCAGCAACGACCTTCACCGAACTGCGAATGTGAGGAGCCAGCAGTTCCACGCTTCCCTTCGATTCAGTGATGGAGCGCGTGGCTTCCTGCTCGATCAGATATTTGCTCAAAGCCCGATCCTTTCGCTGGATTTCTTCATCCTTGGACTTGACCGCCTGTTCGATACGGGTGTTGGCTTCTTTCTGAATCTTCTCGACGTTGATCTTGTTTTCTTGACCGTTCTTCACTTTGTCAGAAAGATCAGTGATGTAGGTTTCGACTACTTCGTGGATTGGTTTATCTTCCGGAATTTCGAAACCAAATTTCTTAAACGTCTCAACAACGTTTTTAATCGTGCCGCGACGATCCGCGCTTTCCTTATTGACGTTTCGCAGCTTTCCGGTAGTCTCATCCAATGCGCGAGTCTGACCAAGATAAGCAGCGGCCAAAGGACGAGCAACATCCATAACACTAAACTTACCATCGCTACCCTTAGCGTAAAGCCCACGATATTCCTCTGGAACTGTATTCACATCATCAACTGGTTCAAATTCAAATGGCATGTGTCGTCGTACCTCTCTTTCTGTTTTGGGCCTTATGGCCGTTAATCGCTAATCTACTCGTTTTTATTGGGGTATTTCAAGTGTCAAACCCGGGGCGCTTGATTTCCGGTTCAAACTTATCCGGCATAACCTTGTGCCGAGGGACCGGATGCAGTTGCGGCGGGTTCTGATCCCAAGACCATTCAAAGGGCAAAACCATCTGAATTCCTTGGTTTTCCGGGTTGTCGAGCATATCCTGAATCTTGTCAGCCATCTCCTTGTTCCAAGGAAATTTGAAATATCGGGGAGCCTTCACACCGTTATCAATGAGCATGTAAATGCCCTGACCAGCCAACATCTTGACCCCAAGCATCTTGTACTGGCCGGGATTATATCCCTGAGAAATAGGTGCCGGCCAGCTTAAAGGGTATTGAGAAGCGTAATATGAACCGTAAATGGTCGCAGCGAAAATCAATACCGCCGCCAATCTAATTCGCGTTTCTTTGCGTGACCAAATCACGAACTGCGTCAACACCCCGGCGACCAAAACCGTCAATAGTGCAGTAACCAACCAAATATTTTCACCGTTCATGGCTTCTCTCCACTTCGCAAAGGCATGAACACGCGGTTCTCACTACCGGGAACCATCTTGCCATCTTCATCAAGTTTGAACCGAATGGCAGTGCGTTCTTGCCCTTCGTGCATCATATCGAGCCCGGTAGAAATGATCTTCGCCATGTCGCCTTTCTTGTTCGATGTTGATAATGTACTCTCCGGCAAGAAGCCCGCGCGTATAGGCGTTCTCAAAATTCATTTTCGTAGCGTCAGCAGTGCGACCTAGATCATCACGCAACAAGTTCCACATTATCCCGCCTTTGTTACTGTACCCGACCGGAGTCGGCTCCATCGGACCCACCACCCAAAGGTCAATGTCGTTGTCCCCTTCAGGCCAAAAAATATGAACTGCCATGGAACCGGGCGGCTTTGCCTGACCTTCGTTCGCAGGAGGATTGATAAGGGGCAAAGTCAAAATGACAAGCAAAGTCATCAACAATGCAAGTAGCGAAATCGCGTCTCGGAAGAGAGTGTGGTTCACTATGCCACCCCTTCCAATATCGATTTTACTCTAAGCAAGGAATCTGCATGACTTCGTATATTAGCGAAAGTATGATCAGAAATGTTATCTTTTTGTTTCAGACAAGAGATTATTTCGAACCACTCTTCCGCTTCGTATTCCAGCCACGAAATAAACTTGGATTTCTCTTCTTCTGTCAGCGTAACCATCACCCTGCAACTCCTGCTTCGGTTGCCGTACCCTTTGGAATATCAAACGCAACTCTAAACTCTTCCCAAAGCGCAGCGTCTTCAAAATATGAGCGGGGATCACGCGACCACTTACCCGCAAGATAGATTTTCAACGCAACAGCGTTTCTTTGTTCAATTTTCTTTGCGCACTCTTGAAATTTTTCAACAGTTTCATCGATATGTTTTTCTAAAACAGTAATGTCGAAGATTACGTTTGAAGGTAGTATTGCCATCACAAAGCATCCTTCTCAAGGACGACTGCCGCCGTCTTCACCATGCGATAATTCACTTCCGTCCACAGACCAAAAAACCCACCAACAAGGGTTGTGTAGAGAGCCGTCTGGGCTCCTGCAATGAGATGGGTGACAAGCTTCTGCACCCCGGTAATATTGGAGGCTTGTTCGACGCTAACGCCTGATAGGGCGATCAAGAAGCCGTACACCGTACCAAGCAGGCCCAACGTTACCATCCAGTTAGCGCACGATTGGATATGCTCGATCTTTTCGAGGCGCTTCTGCGCCGCATTCTTTCCGAGAAAAATTTCCCTCGCTTTATGTCTGTTAATCGTGCCTGCGATCTTCCAACCTTGAACTCCCGTCGAGCCCAACGTAATTGTGAAAAGTGCTGCTATAATCCATGTAATGTAGGAGATATCGAGAGTGAAAGCGTCGTAACCTAGACCCATAACAACCGAAGCCATAAGCATTACGAGCATTACAAGATTGAATACAACAAACCGGTAAACGAGCAAGTTATTGAGCATCAAATTCTCCTTTATCGGTCAATCTACACCGGTATTTTCACGGCGTCAACCGTTCCATTGCACTTTTTTGTTCATAGTATTTGCCAGCAAAGTTTCCAACTTTTCGTTGAATTCCGGGTCAGATTTACACTCTTGGATAACTTGACCCCTCCCAATTTTGGTCAAAACGCAGGCTTCTTGAAAAGAATAGCCTTGTTCAATCTTGTGAAGGAAAATTCCAGTCCAACCTTTTATCGTTTTCATCGGGATATTTTCATTGCCTCTTTAGGTTTTTCAGGCTCAAGAGTAACCGCTTGCGCCGTTACGTCAATCACTTTTTGATCGCGGTGCATGGCAATAGCGTGTTTCTCCCAGTCTTCCAATGAGTTCATCGCCATTGGCAGGATCACAATGCCGATGTTGTTACCCCTGCCGCCTTCTTCCTTGGCTCCGTACTTGCCCGGGTCGTTGGCCTTCAGCAACGTTTGCAGCAACCCGTCGCTGTAAACCATCTCAGTTCCGACAACTTCCCCTTTGAAATACACATCCTTTTTTACGCCGTCTACGGCGCGACGATGGGCCTCTTCTTCAAGAATGTGGATATAGAGTTTTTCCGCTTCGTCCCAAGCTTCCGAAAACTTAGGGAGAACTTTCTTCCAACGAATAAAAGGCCCTGCGTTCTTGTATCCTAGATTCTGCGCGGCCTTATGGGCACGGCCACACATAGCCATTTGTCGAATGAAGGCTATTCGAACTTCTTGCAACTTCGCACTATGGCTGGTCCCTTCAGGAATGGGCTCTCCCTTGTAAAGGGTTTCCATTTCCTCCGTTGCTTCGTGGACTTCTAGGTTATTCATTCGCCGTTCTTACCGCCTCCGGGCTGCTTGCCGCCTTTCCTGTTGCCGGTCACGTTCAACCCGACTGGCAGCATTCCTTCCAACGTATCTTGTTCCGCAAGAATTGCCGCCGTCTCTTCATCCGGATTGATACTGTCGTCAAGATTGCCGCGACGTTGCAATTCACGAATGAACGTGTTGCGCGAAATATCGCGGTTCGTACGCGCCTGCAACAAAGTACGAAGGTCCGCATCTGCCAAGCTAATGCCGTCATAGTTTTTAACGACTTCGATTTTACCAATTTCTTCCTTGTCGATATTCAACCACATAGCAGTAATGAACAAGGCCGCGTTCATGGCGTCTTCAAAACGCATTGCCAAATCCTGCAACTTGGAAATGGACTGTACGCCGTCAAGCGCCCTAGCCGTGGCCGAAGAATTGCCCGGACGGCGTTTCAGGAAGTCCGCACCGTAGGAAGCCATCGCGTCTTCAAGATCAATCAATTCATTGCGTCCAGACTCAATCGCCTTACCGGTATGTTCGACGTAATAGAATTTACCTTGTGGATCACGCATACCCAACAACTGACGAGGACCAATAGCCATCGCCGTGTTGTCGAAATCGACCGCTCCGGATACCGCCAACATCGGGAAACGGGAAACTGTCAAAATGTTAATCTGATCCGAATTCGACTGCCAGTGGCGAACATTAAGGTGCCCAAGGTCTTCAAGTGGGGGCTTGCTTAACATCGTCCCTTCCTTGTCGGTATAGAAAGTCACGAGTGGGATGATTGGAAGAGAAGTTTCCCCTTCCTCTACAATCTTCCATTTAGGTTTCTTTGTCCTTGGGTCTTCGATTTTTTCGTAGACTGTCCATTTTCCCGGTTCAAGAACGCGAATTCGTTCCACAACCATAACTGAAAACCCAACCATAGTTTCGATGGGCTCGTAGATGCGGACTTGACGTAACTGAACAGCCCCACCGCCCACAGACTCTTCATAAATAGCGATGACGTTTTCCGGCTTGATCGGAACCCAATACGGACGGCGTTTTTCTATATTGTCGTCCTCTTTCGTACGGTTTTCTTTTTCAGCTTCATTCATTGCCGGCATGTCGATAAGCATGTGGCTCAAACCTTTGTTCATCGATTCCTTGAACCAATTATGCGCGACAACGGTAAGATTGTTGCCTTGCAAATCGATATCATCAAACAATTCTTTCATGGCATCAGGAACTTTTTCACCGACCTTCACAGGATCAGTAAAAGGTTTGCTCGACAAGGTATCAAGTGTCAATTCGTAATAATTATAAAGAACCGCCGTACCAAGACGTTCATTATAGTTGTGGTCGCTTTCGTGTTCATGGCGAGGAAGGTACGTTTCCCCTACCCTCCGCATGGCTTCCGTCCCTTCAAGGAGAGTGGCCGCACGGTGCCATTTTGGCTGCATGTAAGTATAAGCAGCCGAAGGTACTGAAGGGTCGTTAGGATCGATTTCGTCAGCCATTTTTCATACTCCGTACTAAAAGCCGCTTCTGCGCCACATCCCCGGGATCGTCCATGATACACGATAACGGGTGGCGTCTGGTAGATGGTCCGGATACTTGTCGGGAACGTCATCCGGGTCTTTCTCCGACCGGGGCGCTGTGGGCACTAAATCAATCCACCATTTACACCGTTGAAAAACGAAAAGACCGGCTTTATCACGAGTTCCGTCCGGGTGCGGAAGCGAGTTCCCCAACAATGTCCTAAGCAGTTCGAAGCCACGTCGCCGCGATCCTGCCGACTTGTCAGCGCGCTCCCAAAGAACCCCTTCGTCTTCCATATCATCGGCAGGGCTTCGCCCCATTCGGTTCGAGTCTTTGTTGTAGATTTCGGTATCGGCCGGTCCCGGCATCGTTCTTCGATCAATACCGTAATCTTCCTGCCGGTCACGAATGCCCCGCGCAATCTGTCGCGCCGGCATTCGAATTCCAACGTTCTCCTCTCCATTGCAGCCGTACCATTCGGCAAAGAGAAACAAGTCACCGCGAATACCGCCATAGTATCGTCCTTGATATTCTACAGGCTCGCCGTTCGACTCTACCCACC